TCCGGCCCTGACGTAGGTCCAGCACCTACCGCGACGGGAACTCATTCAAGCCCTGTTGAGGGTACGCGTCCCCTCAATGCTAATGATAGCATAGCACAGGGGGCGGAAAATGTCAAGAACGGGGGAAGCCGGGACATTCTCTCCGAGGTTCTGTTTGGGAAGAAGCGGGCGGACCTGAATACCATGACGGAGGCCCAGCAGGACGCCATTTTCCGTGCCAACGAGGAGGGCACTGTGGGCATGGACGCCGCTGGAAAGGTGTTCCAGATCGACCCGGAGCAGCACATCGACCGGCGCCGCATGGAGACGGTGGGCAGCAGAGACGTAAACGCCTTCCAGTTCGACCACCCGGAGCTGCATCACTATTATCAGGAAGCGGCCAACGCCCTGATCGCGGACGCAGACCTCTCCCTCCAGCAGCCCATGAGCCGCCGTTATGAGCGAACCATGGAGGGCAACGCCGTCCAACAGGCGGCACAGACCTCGCCCCATCTGCGGCAGGCCATGGACGAAACCGGGCTTTCCCGTGACGCCATTATCGACGCAGCTCAGCGGATCATCACCGATCAGGGGCAAGAGAACGTGGCGGCGGCCAAGCGGGTGGAGCTGATTCTGGACGATATGCTCTCTCACGGCTACACCACCATGACCGGCGAACAGGTTGGACCCAACAGCGGGTATCTCACCGCCAAGCAGAGCATTTTGGGCGCGGGCAAGCAGGCGCGGGGCCGCGGTTTGGACGATGTGGATGCTTTCGACACGCCGGGTGACGCCAAGGCCGGGACGGTGAACACGCCCTTTGACGCCATGCAGGCCAAAAGCGAGGAGTTCCACCCGGTAAATCCTAACAGTGCGGAGCGGGTGCAAAATGACCAGCGCCGCGCCCCCTCCGAAGTACCCGTTGTGAACCCTGACACCGGGCGGAATGTGGAGAAAACGGTCTCCACCATTCTCAATAGCCCCTTGACCTCCCCGGAAATGGCAACCGTGTATGAAAACGCCATTGCAGGCGGCGCGTTCGACTATGACGTGGTGACGGACCGGAGCGCCGTGCAGCAGGCGCAGGCCAAGATTGCGCGGGACGGCTGGCGTGAGGTAGCGAACAGCTTCATTGCCAAGGCGGAGCTGGGACAGCGGATCACCAAGGCGGACACCGCCGAGGCTATCAGCGCCTACAACCTTGCCATTTCCGAAGGAGACCACAAGGCCGCCTTTGAGCTGGCAACGGCCATTGCGGACGCGGCTCACGACAGCGCACAGATGGTGCAGGCCATGAACCTGATGAACCGGTTGACGCCGGAGGGCCGTCTGCTGACGCTGCGGCGGCTGGTAGACCGGATGAATGACCGGGCGGCACGGCAGAACCGGACGCCCCGGCAGAACACCGCCGACAGCGGAGACGTGGAAGGCGCACGGGTGGACTACATTGACAAGGTGACGGGCTTCACCCTCTCTGACGAGCTGGCCACCAACTACCTGATGGCAGAGACGGACGCGGAGCGGGCGGCGGCGTGGGACGCCATCACAACGTCCATTGCAGACCAGATCCCCAGCACGTTCCGGGAGAAGGCCAATTTCTGGCGGTACACCTCCATGCTGACTAACCCCACCACCCACATCCGCAACATCATGGGCAACGCCATTCAGATGGGTGCGCGGAAGATCAAGGACGGCATCGGAACCGCAATCGAGCGGGCGGTCATCAAGGATCAGAGCCAGCGGACAAAGGCCGTGAATGTTGACAAGGATCTGAAAGCCTTTGCCAAGGGCCAGTATGAGACGGACCAGAACGCGGCGATGGGCAGCGGAAAGTATTCCGACGCCACGGCGGCAGGCATTGAGCGTGAGATCCAGAGCAAGCGAAAAATGTTCAAGGGGGAGGACGTTCTCTCCCGTGCCGTGCAGGGCATTGGAGACCTGAACAGCCGCGCCCTTGACTATGAGGACGTGATCTTCAACCGTGCGGCTTATGTGGACAGTTTCGCCCAAGCGCTGCAAGCCAAGGGCGTGACGGCGGCAGAGGCCCACGCAGGCACCAGAACCGCAGACGTGGAGGCGGCACGGGCCTACGCCATTGAGGAAGCGCAGAAGGCTACCTACCGCAACACCACAGCTCTTTCCGAGGCGCTGTCCAAGAGAGGCCGGTATGATGCGAGCGACAATATTGTTGAGCGCGGTATAAGTTTTGTAACCGATGCGCTTCTACCCTTCCGCAAGACCCCGGCCAACATCCTGACCACGGGTCTTGATTACAGCCCTGTTGGCATCGCAAAGAGTGTGAAGGAAGCTCTGTGGGATGTGCGGAGAGGCAACTGCACGGCGGCGGACGCCGTGGATTCCCTTGCATCCGGCCTCACCGGAACCGGCATTTTCGCGCTGGGCGCTTATCTGGCGGCGGAGGGGCTGCTCCACGTCCGGGCCGGTGACGATGACAAGGAGGAAGCCTTTGAGAAGTCCATGGGGGGGCAGGATTATGCTATTCAGATCGGGGACAAGTCCTACACGCTGGACTGGGCGCTTCCTGCGGCAATGCCCCTGTTTGCGGGCGCTGCCACCGAAAAATCCCATGAAAAGGGCGGCAGCACCTTCGACGCGCTGGTGGATTCTCTGCTGGGGATGCAGGACGTTGTGCTGGAAACCTCCATGCTGTCCTCCCTGAATGACCTGATCTCCTATTGGAGCTACGCCGACAACAAGGTTGGCTATCTGCTTGACCGGGCGGCCAGCAGCTACGCCGGACAGTATATCCCCACCATCGGAAGCAAGGTTGCCTCCGTATTTGATGATACGGTGCGCAAAAGCTATGTGGAAAAGGGCACGGGGCAGGTAGCCTCTGACGTGAACTATTTCTTGCAGGGGGCGGCGAAGAAGGTCCCCGGCGCACGGAATCAGCTTCAGCCCATGGTGGATATGTGGGGCAACGAGGTCTCCAACGGCTCCGCACCGGAGCGGGTGTTCCAGTCTTTCTTCTCCCCCGGCTTCCTGAAAGCGCAGGACAACAGCCCCGCCACGCAGGAGATCCGGCGGCTGGCAAAGGCCACCGGAGACAGCGCCGTTTATCCTGCGGCGGCGGAGAAGTCCTATACGGTGAAGGGTGAGACCCGGACCCTGACCGGCGAGGAATACACCCGGTACGCCAAGACCATGGGCCAGACTCGAAAGGAGCTGGTGGAGGCGGCAGTGAAGCTGCCCGCATACAAGTCCATGAGCGACAGCGAAAAGTCTGACTACATCCAGAACGTGTATAAATATGCGCGTGAGACGGCCCGTCAGCAGGTGGACCCCAAGTATGAGCCCAGCGACAAGTGGATTGAGAATGCAAAAACGTCCAAGCGGGACATCGGCGTGTCCACCGGGGAATTTCTGGCCCTGTACCAAAAGTACGGCAGCGAGAAAATGAGCGGGAAAGCCTATGAGAAGGTAAAGCAGGCGCATGATGCCGGACTTTCCCCCAAGGAGTATTTCTCCATGAAGGACAGCGCCGACGCGGACGGAAACGGCAGGGTCAGCAAGGCGGAGGCCAGCGCCGCCCTTGCCGGTCAGGAGCACCGGGCGGATCTGTGGGACATTATCTGCACCACCAACGCCAAGAACCCCTATAAGTAAGAAAACACCCTCGCCGTCTGGCGGGGGTGTTTTGTTTGGTTTCTACATCATGGACAGGAGCGTTTTCACATGGGCGGCGCGGTCCAGCATCCGCTCACGCACCCAGTCCCAGACGGCCTGCTCGGCTTCCGTGGGATGGTGACCGGCGTCCTTCGCCTTTTCGATATGGCGGACAGCCATTTCGTGGAGCCGATTGGCATGGCCCAGCTCCTGACGGCTGAGGTCGGCGTAAGTGCTGGCGTCCTCCGGGTCCTCGGCGTGCTTGACAGCCTCCCGGGCGTACTTCTCGGCATCGTCCAGCTCTTCCCGGATGCCTTCGGCAAAGTATCTGATCTCGTGCATAAAATCCTCCTAACTCTGCTTGATGAGGGTGTAGAGCTTGTCCACATCCGTTTCATTCAGCGTGACGTTCCCAATCAGGGGGATATTGGTAGTGACGGGGCCTTTGGCGGCTTCGGTTTTCAGGCAGGCGTAGATCTTGTCCAGATCGACGTTCCCCGCCTCGTCAAAGACACCGAGGGCCTTCACGGCGGGATGCTCCCGGAGGGCGGAAAGGCTGGCGTCCAGATTGCCAAGGGCCATAGCAGCCCCGGCACCGACGGCCCATTTCTGCCAGCCGGTGAGCTTGCCGGTAAATTCCTCATCTACATAGCGGGCAGCGCCCTGCTTGATCTGTTCTAATGTTACCATATATTCCTCCAATGACGGGAGAGAGGGGCGCTATGCCCCTCTCTTTTTCCCTCTTCGTCTCTTAGCGACCGCAGTTGCAGTCACAGGTGGAAACGGGGAGGGGGTTATAGGTGGACTGGGGCGTGGTGCCGGTTCCGGTGGTGATGTCCGCGACCATTTTGGGGTAAAAGGTGGCGTTAGTGTAGGTGACAATGGTATTGTCAGCGCACTTCCGCTCGTCCCGCTCCCGGGAAATGGCCCCGCACAGCTCGTTCTTGCAGCAGTCCATACGCTCCTGCAACAGCTGGAAGCTGTCCTTGGTGGCCTGATTATTGACCGCCTGAGAAGCCAGCGCACCATGCACCTCGCCCAGCTTGCCGTCGATGTACTTGTACATCTCCAACATCTTCTGGTCCTGGTAGGTGTTGGCATCCCGCAGGGCAATGTCGCTGCGGAGCTTGGCGTTCTCCTGCACCATGGACAGCTCGTAGCGGTTGACCGTGTGGTTCTCGCTGCATCCGGCCTCCGCCGCCATACCAGCGGCAAAGGGGATGACGCGATTGCCCAGCAGCATCCCGCCGAGACCGCCCAGAGAGTTCAGGACGCCCAGAGACAGACCGGCAATGCCGGTGCCGAGAGCAGTGCCTGCGACGCCCTTGCTTGCAAATTCAGCCATAGAGAGATTCCTCCTTCTCTAAAAATACACCTCCTGTTTCCGCGCGAAAAACAAGCGGTGTTCTATGGTTACCGTACCACAGGACACCGCTTGTCATGGCTTATGGATGTTTTTTGTTTGGGCGGGATATGCCCGCTTTATCACGGATGGAACGCAGACAGGAGGTGACGGAGGATCGGGACAAGTACAGCTCTGCTGCCGCATCCTCAATCGCCCAGCCGCGGCGGCAAACCAGATTGAACACGCGCCGCTCCCGGTCGGTGAGATAGCGGCACTGCTCCATTTTCTTGAGCTGCTGGACGGTGTATCGGTATTTCATAATGGTCCTCCTTTATGAAGTGCCCCTCCCCTTTGATCTACCGATGCAGGGGTTCAGGACCCCTGCGCATCTATCATGGCTAACAGCTTTTCCAGATCGTAAAAATTCCGGGGGTCCAGCCCGGTTTCCCGCTGAATGAGCCGAAAGCGGTAGCGGATGGAGTTGTAGTGCAGGTAAACCGCGCCGCTGGTCTTTTTCATGCTCATGTTGTTCTCCGCATAGGCTTTCAGAAGTTTTCTGTCCCGATCCTCCATAGCTTACCTCCTTTTGTTACGCGGGACGGCTGGCAATCAGCCGTCCGCACTGGGTTTTCGCTCACCGATGCTGCAAAAGCCATCTGGCGGCATTGGTTCGTATGTTTCCCAGCAGATGGGGACATCACCGGTTCCGGGTCCCCAATCTTTACAGTCCTTGCAGCGAAGTACCTGCACCACATCGGCGGCAGGCAGCTTGCCGATAGCAATTTCAGCTTCACACAACTTGCGATACATTGCGTGTTCAAAGCCTTTGAATGGCTTAAACTGCTGAAATTCTTTCTCTAATTCGATCAGCAGATTGACCACTTTGCGTTTCTCGATGTACTCATCCATCTTACTTTCCACCCAACAAGTACAGTTTCAACCACAGGGGGATGTCGGCGGTCAAAATGCTTTTGAAATAAAACACGATAAACGCAATGCCAGCGGCTATAACCAGCGTCCAAAAGGCTATCATCAGCCAGTCTTTCAGTTTCATTCAGCCCCGTCATCCTTTCTCTCGCTGTAACTGCAAAAGAATGTCCTTGTGTCCAGCTCAAACGGCAAAAACGCGATGTTTGTTTTGGAGCAAAATGCGTATATATCTTTTCGATTCCACACGCACAAATGCTTACAGTCTTTGCACCGCGTCACGACCACGGCATCCACGGTGGGGGCTTTTTCAATCAAGCCAAGTAAGCCGTTCCAACCAGCACAATACGCCGCAGGGAGAACATCTTTGCTGCACCGCCCCACGCCCAATTCATCAACATCAATCAGCCTCATGGTCAGCACCTCCGTCCATCTTTGCCCCGCAGTTGGGGCAGTAATCATCTTCATCGTACATACCCTCTCCGCCAGTCGAGACATAGCACCCCCTGACTTCCCGCGCATCTTTGCACCGGGAGCATATAACGGTTGTGATCCCCAAATCGGTGTCCCACTCGCAGATCCACCGCCCATGCACCACCGGGGCAACATCGGCAGGGCGTACAGGGTTCACCTCTTTTCCTTCTGCGATACATGTCAATGCTGCAAGGATACGGTCGCCATGATAATAGCTATGCCCTGCAATAACTCTGTAAATGTCGTGAAGTGATACTGCCTTAGCAGCAGGAATTTCGTCCAAGTATTCAGCCATTGTTAATCCTCCTTAAACGCATTGTAGTGGCACCCCATACACTTGGGAAACACATCGTCAGGGTTTTCTTTCTGGTACTCTGCGAATTTTTGTGCCTTTTCTCTGGACTCGAAAACAGAAGAATAGTGAACGACCGGATTTATATTCCGTCTGTAAGATGGGCTGTAAATGCCACAGTAGAGTGCGCCCTGATAATCACAGCATACAATTTCTTTGATTGTCCCCTTGTACACTTTGTTGGAGCAATTCACCCACCAAACGGTATCTCCAATATTCAGTTTTGTCTTAATATCAGCTATTGTCAGCACCTCCGTCCATCTTGGCCCCGCAGTTGGGGCAGTAATTGGCACAAAGAGGCAGTACCCCGTCGCATTGAGAGCATCTGGCGTAGGACCCTCCGTTGTCAACCCTATGTCCATGCACCACCGGGGCCACGTCGGCGGCTGGAAGTTCGTAAAGATATTCTGCGAACTCTTCTGGCGTCAAAAGCGTGAAAGGCGGACTATCTGCCCTACCAGCATCAAAATTATTAAATGCTTTTACAGCCGCTTCCCGCTCAATGTATTCAGCCATCCTCATCCCCTCCAAATTCCGCCTCGTACTGTTCCGGCGTGATAATCTCAATATCCTTTGCGGAGTAGCCCAAGGTGTCGAGGCATATCAGCTTTGCCAGTTTGTCTTTGTCAAGGGCCGCCGCAGCGTCCTCATAGGATACGCCGGGTTTTGCCTCAAAGCTGATTTGAGCGCCAAACGCCCCAGCCACTCTAAAGCAGATTTTATATTCAGCCATTGTCAGCCCTCCTGTTCCACTCCTTAATAGCTTCTTCTTTTGTGTGTCCCCGCCTTTTATTGTTTTCGTACAGGAAAAAATCCGGCTTGTACTTGTCGCGGGCGATACGGTAGTTTAGAAATAGCTCCCAGCCGATGCCGCTGGCCTCGGTCTCGCGGTTCTTGGTCTGTGCGATGCTCCAATGGGTGCAGGGACTTCCGCCGATCAATAGTTTCATACGTCCTCCGCTTCCGCAAGCCAGAATTCCTTGCGGCAATCGTCGCATGAGCGGTTTAGGGTTGAGCACCCGCCTTTCTTTCCCCTGTGCGAGGCAAAAAGTAGAGCGGGGCATACCTCCAAAACGCCGTTTTCATCGGCATCTGCCGTAGGATACTGCTCAAGAAACACGCTCTGGCGGGTTTTGACGGGATGTTCCTTTGCCCACTGTTCCACAATGTCAATAACTTCTTTGACGGCGTTAATCTTCTCGTTTTCCGGAGCGATACAACAACCTCCTTGAACATGAAACAGTTTGCAACTGGCGCATTTCGTTGCTTCGCACATCCGTTTTCTTGCTTTGAAAAATTCCAACGCTTCCATCATTCCACCTCCGCAAGCCAGAATTTACGGCGGCACTCCGGGCAAGGAATCCCATCGCATTTGCCCGCCAGCTTGCCGTCGAGGTCGCAAGGGCTGGCCATCGGTAACCCATCCGCTTTTTTAATACGCGCGTCCGGCCACTGCTTCAAAAACTCGCTCTGGCGGGTTTTGATGGGATGCTCCGCGGCCCACTGTTCCACGATAGCAACGGCCTCCTCCGGGTGGTTTTTTTGCCAGGAATTGCAGGATTCCCACTTGCCTCTTCTTTTCCAAAACTCACATTTGATGCATTCAGCGTTGCACATTCTGCCAAGCGTTTTTACAAACTTCACCGCATCCATCATTCTGCCTCCTCACTGTTTCCGCTTCGCATGCAACATGCAATTTCCTTGCGCCACTGAGCCATACCGTATAACTGTGAGATGCCGCCGTTAATTTCTGGGGCGCGGGCCGCATCATAAGTCCAGTTTCGAAATAAATACTCGACCTTTCGGGAAGCGGTTTCGCACACCAACCTAAAGTCAGTCAGATTCACTACGTCAACAAAGGTGTTGTCCGGTGTAATTTCCGGATAAATGTTAGACACCTTCACCTGATAGCCGAAGGCATCTTTGCGGGCTTCATAGTTCCCACAGGTCGCCACTCTCTGGCCGTCCTTTTCTAAGTAAATATCGTAGTGCATCATTCTGCCTCCTCAATGATGACCTCCACGCGGGAGGCTCCGGTTGTCTGATACTTCCGCACCGTCAGCAGTGCGATTGCGCTGTCATCGTTGTAAGCGTGGCCGTTCAGCGCATCCAGAATGGCCTTTGCCACGTTGTCAGCGTCAGGGCGCTTGGTGTGGGGCGTACCGTCCAGAGCAGCAGTCTTCTTCTTCGATGTGCTCTTTGGCACCGTGAAGAACGCCGTGACGGTGGCCCTGAGCGGCACACCCGCCGCAAAGCCCTTTCCGCTCTGGCACTTCCAGCACTGCACCACCTTGTCCTCGTAATCACGCGTTTTCTGCGGGGTGTAGGTGTGACCATTTTTCATAAACCGGGGACGGCCTTTGCCCACCGGAATACCGGGAACCGTAAATGTAACTTTCATCGTTTTCCCTCCTCACAGGTAAACAAACTGATCTGCGCCGTGTGTTCCGCAAAGCGCTTTTCCTGCGCCTGAAAATAGTGAGGGTCGATCTCGCATCCAGCAAAATCAAAACCAAGATCATAGGCGGCTATGCGGCTGCTGCCGCTGCCTAAGTGGGTGTCAAGTATCTTGTCTCCGGGCTTGGCGTACTTCTGAAGCAACCACACGTAAAGCGCCACAGGCTTCTGCGTCGGATGAATGCGCTGCTCGTTCATCGCCTTATTCCCTTGCTGGATAAACCCCTCTGCGATGCTTTTGCCCTGCATCATGCCATTCCACATGTAGTGGAAAAGCCGTACGCTGTCATGGCAGTTTGTGGCTGCGATCTCGCAATCGCTAAAAGAGCTGCCCTCGTTGCACTTGTTCCAAACAATGCGCCCCGGCGCAAAGTGATAGTCGAAATAGTTGCAGCCCCAAACGATATAGCGCTTTGCGACACGTTCCAACTCATCGAAATATTCACGTGTCGGAATATCCCACTTCGGCGATATGGGGTAGTCTCTGTGCACACCGATTTTGCTGACCTTGCAGCCATAATATCCGCGCCGCTCCGGCCCGCTGAAATATGGAGGGTCTACCACAGCCAGATCAAACGCCTTGTCCTGCAGCGTCCGCATATACTCCATGCAGTCCATGTTATAGGCTACGTTCACCGCTTTTCCTCCTTTCCGTCAATGATGACGCTGACCACCCGGACACGGCCCAGAGGCTCCAGCAGCATGGCCACGGTTTCCTTGCAGGCCAGCAGGTCACCGTCCTCATGGATGTCAATGACCATTCTAACCACGGCGTTCCTCCTTCACGAACTCCGGGCAGGACCGGATGGCATAAGATGTCAGCACCCGCTTCTTCCGTCCCATCCTGGTGGATCGCTCCGTCCGGGTGGGCTTTGCCTTCCAGCCCGGAACCGGCTCAAAACGGGGTTTGTGGGTCACTGGATCAATACCGGACCAGGAACACCCGCCGCAGGCTTTTGCGCAGTCCCAGCAGAGCTGACTGTGGGGGGGCAATGAGGCAATCCGACAGCTTAATATCCGCAGCCATTACACGCCAGCTCCTTTCGCCATCTTTTCCCAGTCCGCATAGGTCATCCCATGTTTCTTCGCTTCGGAGGGGGTGGGGATGCCTGCGGCTTTCCACCGCTCATGCAGGGCTTTGTACTTCGCATAGAACTTTTCCAGATAGGCGTCGGACGGCTCTGGCATGGGTGCCTCCTCCGCGTTGGGTTTTTCCAGTTTTGGGAGGAATGGAACCAGTTCATACACATCCGGGTAAAACCGGTTTTCCCTCGCCCGGACAATGACCGCCTGTTTCACGTCCTCGTAGTCCCATGGGGCCAAAACCAGTGTCCATGCCTCTAAGTCTGCGGCGGTGCGGGACTGCTGCTTCGCATTGGGATAGATCGTTTCGATCAGGCTGAACAAGCGCCGGGTATCCTGTTTCTCCATGTTCTTCTCCTGTAAGACTTCCGTAGAAGTCTCTAATAGCTTCTTAATAGCTTCTTTTAGCTGCTGCAGCAGCTAAGAGAGATAAATATATATAATCTTTTCTTCTTAGGGGGGTGTGGGGGGGCGTTCTTCTTTTCTCTGCGGCTGCCGTGGGGGTCGGTGATCGTGCTGCGGCTTGCTTACATCCGCCCGTCATCACTCTTTAGACACACACGGCAACGTTGTTAAAAGGGAAGCTCCCCGTCATCCTGAATTTCTTCAAATCCTCCGCTGCTGTTCATGGGCGGGGCGGCGGCGGTACGGACGTCGATGCGCTGAGCACCCACAGAGGCCCAATCCGCGATGAAGTTGATATAGGTCTTGCCCTCGTAGTCATGGGGTTCTACGCGGCCCACAGCGATGATTGGATCGCCCTTGGAGGCGCTGGCGACTACGCGGCCCATGGAGCCGTAGCCCTTGACGGTCATCCAGACGGTGGTGCCGTCAGGCTTGTTATAGGCCGGGACGGAGACGGAACCGATGACGGTACCTTTTTTGGAGGTAAAGATCTGGGCGTCCTTGGCGCAGCGGCCACAGATCAGGCCGGTTTTCTGCGGGACGCCCTCCCGGTTGCAGTCCGGTAAGCCGTTGATAAACATCAGGCATTCTCCTTCGGTTCCAGCGCGTCCAGCAGGGCGTCAAAGTCCTTGCTGAGGACCTTGCTGGCGCTGTCATAGCCGTGGGCCTTCAAGAGGGTTTTCGCCTCCTGCTTCGTCAGGCCGTGGCGGGAACAGGCAGAATAGAAGAATTTGACCTGTGCGGCGGTAATGGGGGCGTTGGGGTCCTTGTTGGTCATGTAGGCGCTGCCGTCCTCGGTGTCGCTCTCAATGTCCTGGGTGAACATATCAGAGACGCAGCCGAGGGACAGGGCGGCGGAGACCAAGGCACGCTTCTGGGCCATCTTGACTGCGCTGTTGGCACCGTCATAGGGGGACTGGGAACCGGTGCGGCCCTCCCGGGTGTTGCCGGAGCCGTAGGCGGAGGTGATGACGTATTCCTTGCCGTCGTAGATCTTGATGAGGTCGCAGCGGACGAGGAAATAGAAAAAGCCGTGCTCGATGTCCTCCAGCTTGCTTTCCAGCGTGTAGCGCTGGCAGAGGCCATAAGCCACGGCCACCTTCTCCGCACCGGATTTGAAGAGGGTGGGGTTTTTCGTCATGGCGTCGCCGTTCTTCTTGCGGATCATGCCGAAGTCGATGCCGCGTTTCAGGACGGCGGGTGCTCCGTCTGGGGCGCAGATGGTGTAATTTCCGGTGCGGGGGACGGGGGCCACCATCAGTGCGGCGGCGTTATAGTTGTACAGGGTCAGCTCATTCATGTGCGTTTCTTCCTTTCTGTGGCATGGTGGAGGGTAATGCAGGCCCCTAAGAGGCCGGGACGCGGTGTGACCATGGCAAGCTGATATGTCCCATCGTGGGAGAGTTTCAGGGCGTAGAGTTCAGCAAACAGGATGCCGCCGCGTTCATGCTGGAGCAGCTGGTAATAGCCGGTCATCTGAGCGGAAAGGGCGGCGTCATGGAGCTGTCCGGTCTTTATGTCTAAAATCAATGGACTTTCGCGGATGGTGCCGAAACGATCCAGTGTTCCGGCAAAGCCTACGTCAAGGCTCCCCATGGGGTGTTCGATCAGCTGCCAGTCCGGCTTATAGTCCGCCAGAAACCGGCGGTAGGCTTTCAGGTATCCGGCGATCTCCGGTGTTTCCTCCGGCTCCTCGCCGTAGTCGATGAGGGCGCAGGCTTCGTGAATGGCGGTTCCCCGGCAGGCGGCAGCCTCCGCCAGCCATGGCCGGTCGGACTTGTAATCATAGGCGCAGAAGCGGGTGACTTCGGTCACGCTGGGAAGCTGGACGCCATCAAGGGTGTAGGTGTGGGTGGCTTCGTCAAATATCAGCATTGGGACCCCCCGTGTACAGAACCGGGATACCGAGAGCATCGGCAAACAGATCCATGTCGTCATCAATCTTATCCAGCAGGTAATCCTTGAAGCAGAGCGGGCAGTACAGCTCGCCGTTCGGGAGCTGGAACATCCGGTCGCAGTCATCCTCTGCGGCGGGGTTCATCGGATGGTCGCAGTGGGCACAAATGGGATATGTTTTTCTGGTCATAGTTGGGTCTCCCTCCAGACACGGACCGCATGGGCGATGTCCGTATATTTTTTCGTGCGGTAGCCGCAGGAATCGCAGAGGACGAAAAACAGGTCCTCCTTTCCGGTGGCTACCATTCGTTTTCCGCCATACATATGGCACCGGGGGCAGGGCGGTAATTCTGCCATCCGGCCACGGCGTCTGCGCATCAGATCACGCCCAGCAAGTGGGCCAGCACCGTGAGCAGAAAGCCGAGGAAGCAGCCGAAGGAGATCCGGGCGGAGAAGTCGGCCCGGTCCCGGCGGCGCTCCTCCCGCGTGCGGCTATCTCTTTTCATGACGGGGCCTCCTCTCAATCATGTCTACAATTTTGAAAGGCCACGCGGCGGCGGTGGCCACGCCGATCAGAACGAAAACGAATGTTGTGGTATCCATAGTCAAACCTCCTCAAAGTGGTAGCACTGGCGCAGGCCGTTCTCAAAGGTGTCCAGAAACCAGCGGTGCGGGATGTTGATGTAGGTAACAGTTCCCGGGCGGGTGGGGCTCTCTGCATCGCCCAGACAAAGGCGGAGGTCATACCGCGTCCCCAGCTCCGGCGGTGCGGGCGGCTTGGGGTCCGGTTTGAAGCCGCAGAGGTTGAGCTTGCTCATTTTCTGGTACCTTCGCAAAGCTGACGGGCCAGCGTGGCGGCGGAGATGTAGCCGCCCTTCTGCAAAGGGAAATGACGCTGAATGGTGCGCAGATCCTTCATGCCGGTGAATTTCCGAATGTCAGATAGGTTCAGAAGCTGCCGACCGCCGGTAAAGGCGAGGATTTGTTCCAGATTGTCTCGATATGCGGGATGTTCCATAAGGGTCCTCCTTTTTGGGTATTGTCGTGATTGCTGATTGCAAGTTGGTGTGAATTGGTGTATGTTTGGGGGTAAGGGGGGGATATGCGGTGCAGAGGGAATTTGAAGAATACGCCAAAGCGTTGGCGGATGCTTCACGGAAACAGCAGCAGGCCGAGGAAGTGGCCGAGAAGAAAGCCGAAGAGGAACGTGAGCGCCGATTTCAGAAGAAGATTGCGATAGCACAGGTGCTTGTACCGCTTATAACGTTCATCCTTGGCGTCCTTGCGGAGCACTTTTCCGGCATTGCCGAGATCATTTTGAGAATTTTGCATAAATAACACCTCAATGCCCTGATAAAATCAGCACAATAATGTCGAAAATTATTGCAAACAGAGAGGCAATTAACGTAATTGCCATGCAAATATCTTTGTGAGACCAATTTTTCATAAATAAACCTCTGGGGGGATTGAAATGAAAAAGTGGAAATGGATGGCGCTGGTGCTGGCGGTGACGCTGTGCATAGGAAGTGCATCAGCTCACCCCGGTCGGACGGATGCCAACGGAGGCCACTATAACCACAGCACTGGGGAATACCACTATCACCACGGATACCCGGCGCACCAGCACATTGATGGGGTGTGTCCGTATGACTACGATGACCGGACAGGGTGGAATTCGGGAAGCGGTAGCCAAGAGAAGGGCCTCTATTATCTGGACGGGACACCGGTTGAACGGAAAGAAGAGACAAAGCCGAAACCGGAGCCGGAGAAAAGCCAGATTGGCGGCTTGATCGCGTTTTGGGCGGCGGTATTCATCTTCTTTGTTTGGCCGATGCTTTCGGCGATTGCAGAGGGGATTTCGTGGTATCGGGAGAAGCGGAATCAGCAAACACCGCCAGCCCTGCCGGAACCAAAACACGCAAAGCCGAAGTCGGTACAGCCGCCCATGCGGACGATTTCCAAAGAGGAAAGAAAGCATATGATCCAAGCGGACGCTTACCGGGAAATGTGCGGGGGGCGGAGCATCCGAGAAATGGCGGAAGTGCCGGAGGATGTCTATTTTGATACGTTCGACCGCCCGAACACCTTGAACCGTGATCCACCGGATGACCCGTTCTTTGTCTATGTGACGAAGAATGGAGCCAGTTACCACCTGCGGACGTGCCGGTTGGCAAAGACCGCCAGCCCCATGAACATCTGTCAAGCTATGGCAGAGGGTAAGCAGCCGTGTAAGTTGTGCCGCCCCATGGAGAAATTACCTGATTTTGCAGTTCACTATCGGGAACTGAAACGGATTCAACGGGAATATGGGGTGTACATGCTTCCGTAATTCACCTTTTCAAGATAATTTCAGGAGAAAAAAATTTGCTCCGTCTGGTCCTGATCCAGATCCAAAACGCGCTTGATCGCACGGACTTCACCAAGAGAAAACTCCGCACCGCCAGTTTCGTTTAACTTAGCGTTGAATCTGGACAGGCTCAGGCCAACTTGAGGGGCAAGGTCGGCTTGTGTCATGGCCTTTTCACGAAGGCGGCCCTTCAACATATTTGCGTTCATTTGTGTCACCTCAATTCATCTTTTCAAGATATTTTTATTATACTCATTTATTTCACCTTGTCAAGATATTTTTATTGACTTTTTAAAAAAACATGGTATTATTAAGATAACAAACGGAAAGGATACGAAACGATGACAATAGGGGACAAGATCCGGCTGCACCGGAAAGCCCTCGGCCTGACACAAACGGAATTAGGCGAAAAGCTGGGGGTAAAAACCAATGCTGTAAGCAAATGGGAGTGCGGCCGGGTCGACGATATACCAACATCTAAGATAAAAGCAATGGCAAAGCTGTTTGACGTGCAGCCTTCATATCTGATAGACGAAAAACAGCCCGCCCCCACGAATGAGGGCGAGCTGGGCGAAGAGGATAAAAAGCTCCTTATGATGATCCACAATCTTTCTCCGGAGAATCGGGCGCGGATCGTTGCGATAATAGAAGCTCTTGCAGGGCTTGAATAACAAGCGCCTGCTTTTCAGGGGACAGGGAACGCAATGCCAACAGGATTTCAAGGTCTGTCATGGGATGCTCCTTTCTATTTGAAACCCCGGCCCGCCGAAGCGGGACCGGGGAAAGGGGAGGGGCCTGAGGATAGAATAGCACAGCGGCGGAATGGATTTGAGGACATTTTGTCGTAAGAAAATAAAAAGCCGTCTGAGTGTTCCAGCACTCAGACGGCAGATGATACCACCAATCGCAATCACGACAAAGCCAAAGGAGGATCAACCACAGTATAGCACGATCCCCCTGGCGATGCAACAGGAGGAAAGGCAAAAATGGCAAAGAAAAGCAAATATGGCGTCCGAAAGGACGGGCTGCACGAGGCAATCCGCACCATCAACGGCAAGCGGGTGGCCTTTCGCGGCAAGACAGATCGAGAGATCGACCGCAAAATCTTAGAGTACCAGATGGAGGCGGAGAAGGGCCGGAATTTCCCGGTGATCGCGGATGAATGGGAGCGGGAACACGAGAGCGAGATCTCCGAATCATCCCGGCGGGTATACAGCTACGCTGTGAAGCGTCTGAAAAAGGCGTTTCCGGGCAGGGCGTCGGAGATCGAGCCGGTAGACGTGCGAAACTACATCAAGCGCTTTGAGGCGCAAGGGCGCAGTGCCAACAGCGTCGGCATTGAGCTGGCGGTCTGCCGGATGATTTTTGCCCACGCGGTCATCCAGGGAGACATTCGGATCAATCCGGCGGCGGAGGTGAAAAAAAGCCGGGGCCTGCCCTGCAAAAAGCGGGAGGCACTGACGGAGGAACAGGAGGAGGCCGTGAAAACGGCGGGAGTGGCAAAGGCGGCCCGCTGGTGGCTGTTTGGCTATCTGCTGCTTTACACCGGATGCCGCCGGGGTGAGGCGCTGGCGCTGACCTACAAGGACATCGACCGCCGCGCCGGTGTGATCCACGTCAACAAAAAAGTCAGCTACGCAACCGGCAAGCCGGTGCTCGAAAATCACCTGAAGTCGGAGAACGGTTTGCGGGATATTCCCCTGCTGCCCCCTCTGGCGGCGGCGCTGCCGAAAAACCGGATCGGGCTGCTGTTTCCGGGGGATGATGGAGGCTATATGCGGCCCCATGAGATCACGCGGGAGTGGCGGCACTACTGCCGGGGCATTGGTCTAAATCAGATCCAGCAGGGCGAAAACGGCGAGACGTTGGAGACGTTCCCCATCACGCCGCACTGCTTCCGCCATAGCTTCGCGACGATCTGTTATGAGGCGGGGCTTGACCCCCGACAGGCGGCTGGACTGCTGGGCGATACGCCGGAGGTGGTGGAGGCGGTTTACACCCATCTCAGGCAAGACCGGAGGCAGACGGCAGCCGAAAAGCTGACGGCGTATTTCGAAGCTGTAAAGTAAAAACACTTTCGTGTGTATTTTTATGGAAGAAAATGGAAGAAAACTGTGAAGTTACTGTGAAGGTCGTGGCATGATTTATGCAACATCATGTGACACTATCGGGCAAAGCCTAAAGAAGCCGAAGACGTTGAAAATAAAGGCTTTGATGGTGCAAAGTGTCAACGAGTGGAATTTAGAGAAAATTGTGAAAATTTAATACTTTTATAACACTTTTTGAGGAATGGCAAGGGATTGGCGGCTATACTGTGAATGTTCTGTGAAGCGCAGAGAAAATGGCATAAAAAATCAGCGGCTCGGATGGCTCCGGGCCGCTGATCTTTTTCGGCTGTCATATGCTCAACATGGCGGCACCGTTAACGATGATCTGTGCCTCATCTGGGTGGACATCATTCCATGCATCCTTGAACGTCCACGCGTTGAAACGGAAATCCGGCAGACTGGGAAAGGGGATCAGCTCGCCCAACTCGCTTAGCACGTTACACACGGCCAGCGCGGACGCGCGGGAGATCGGGAGAAAATACAAGCGCTGGATCTCGCGCATGATGGCGTTGTGTGCGTCCTGTTCCGGGGTGGTGGACATCAGCGGGGTCGGAAATGCAAGGGTGTCCGCCTCCGGCTCTGCATGCTTGCGCTCCACCTCCGCCACGATGTCGGCAGTGTTTCCGCCCAGCATATACAGGTAGCCACTCGCAGCGGCGCCATATTGGGCCTTGTAGCTGTCCATCAGATTAGCCATTGTTCCGGGTCTCCTCTCTGTGATCTCTCAAGTATTTTTCGGCCTGCTCCGCCATGTGGGAGCAGCGCCAGCCCTCCGGGGTGGTTAGCCCGCAGTTGCCGCAGTTACCGCAGCGGCGGTACTCGCCCAGGATTGCGGCGGCGTGGGCCGCGTCTCGGATATAGTAGTTTGCCATGGCGTTCAGTCCTTTCTCCGGCGGGGGCCGGTCTGTAAGTTGATGGTAACATGGTCCGCGCGACTTGTCAACGCTCCCAGCTGCGCTTGTCGGTGTCCTGCATGGTCTCAATGCCGGGGCGCTGGTGCTTGAGTTCCGCGAACCGGGCGAAGGCCTTCCGGCGCTCCGTACCGAAATATTTCTCGTCCAAAACGCGCTCCGTGGTGCCGTCCTCGTAGGTGCGGACGATCCGCACAAAGTAGATCACCGGCTTGCCCCTGTAACCGGGGTCACGGATCAGCTCCAGCCGGTCACGGTATGCGGCAGTGGCAAGGGCGGCGTATCGCTCCGCCAGGGCTGCGCGGTACTCGGTCAGTTGGTCGATCAGCTCGTTACACCGGGCAATGACACGGGCGGCGCTGTCATCGTTGGTCTTGATACGGTCAGCGGTCAGGACTTCGGGCCGGAGCAGATAGGCGGTCAGCCGGATTTCAGCCTCGCTGCTGGGCCTGCCGTAGCGCTGGAATAGGTCAAGATAGCTCATATATGGGTCCCTTCTGCCCTCGTTACCTCCGGGGCGGGGTGGTGGTTAAGGTGTTTTAGTGCTGTGCGTCATAGGCGGAGAGCGCGCTTACAAGTCCGGCCTCCCACCGTTTTTCATTCTCTTTGGCGGTCTTGCTCATATCGTTTTCAAAGCCACAACAAGCATTGTAAAGTGGGCACCGCTCGCAATGGGTAAATGCGTATTTGTCGCAGAACTCGGCGCAGATACGGCGCTCAATCTCGTATGTGTAATTCATGCGGTGACCTCCTCGCAACTGGTGACGGTCCAATATGCGATCCCGTCGGGGCTATGCTCGTCACTTCCCCAACCGATTACCGTTCCGGCGGGGATGGGGTCGAAAGCTAAAATGGCTTCATGCCGGGAAGTGTGTGTATTTTCGAGGCGGATTAAATATTTCATGTTCGATTCTCCTTTCAGTGGGTGGCGTGTCCCGGTCAAGCCGGGAGCGCGTCGGAGGTGGCAGCGGAGCGGGTAAAGGTGGTGCTTCCGTACTTGCTGCGGATCTCGGCCATGGTCTTTGTGCCCTTGTGCCAGCGCTGGCCTTCCTCGGCGAAATGCCAACTCCATAGCTTCTTAGTGGAGGACCAGCGGCACCCGGCAGCCTTCAGGGCTTCCTTGTGCTCCTTGGTGTTGCCGCCGATCCAGAGCCAGCGGCCGCACAACTCAATTTCGAGGCCGTCCAGCTTCAGCAGAGCTGCGATGATGGCGATGAAGTCGCCGGCGCTCTCGGTGGTGGCGTGGGTCCGTCCGGTGGTGTCCTCGGCGGCCTGCTCGTTCTGGCTGCGCTTCAGGACTTCAAACCGGGCGGAATACTCGGCGTTGATGGCCTGCATGGTGGCGGTGTCTCCGCCCATGTCGGGGTGGTTCTTCATGGCGGCGGCCTTGTAAGCCTTCTTCAGCTCGTCGAGGTTGCGGCAGTTGATAAAGTAAGTAGTCATTTTGTGATCCTCCTAAAAATTTTTGTCGTGATTGCGGTTGGTAGGTTAGCGGGTGGGGCGAGAACCTTCGGCATCCTGCTCCCAGATCTCGACGGTGTAACCGCGCTGCTTGAGCTGTTGTGCGAGGGCCTGCGCTGCATCAATGGTGCTGCGGTAGCTGATGGCGGGGTTAGTCTTGCAATAGATAATCATGTATTTCATGGTGTTGTCCTTTCCGGCCTGTCGGCCTGTGGCGTTGTCGTGGTTGCTGTTGTTGTCTTGGATTATAAGGCGGACTGATACGAGCTGTCAAGAGGGTTTTCGCAAATTCGTGCAGGTTTGGCGGGTTCGCACAGTATCAGGCGGACTTTTTTGTGCAAGTTGTCAGGCTGACTTATACGCGCATATGCGATATAATAGGACACAAAAGGAGGTGTAGCCATTGGAGCGCAAGACATTGAGGACCAGCGACGCCCAGCGCCGAGCCTCTCTCAAATGGGAGCGCGCGAACAATGAGAAAATAACGGTCAAGCTGAGGACCGGCAGCGACCCCAGCAAAGACCAGATCAGAGCGGCAGCGGCGGCGGCAGGCCAGAGCGTCAACGCCTGGATCATTGAGGCCATCCGGGACAAGCTGTAACGAGAGCGAGAGCGTCGAGGGATAACACCCCCGGCGCTTTTCTCTTTGTGTGGGGCGGGGCGGCAGCAGCGAGAGAGGGAGAGAGGGGGAAGGGGAGGGGGACTATAGGGGGAGAGAATAGGAGAGTGAGAGTGTTACAAGCGTCTAATAAGCGTTAGATGCTTAGTATTAGCGTCTAATACTTAGCACACTCCCCAAAAAGAGATATATATATTCTCTGGGTATAGATATATATACTTGCTTCTACTGGGAGAGTAACGAAAGAGGGAGACACGGCGAATAAAAAACGCGAGAGAGCGAGGAAACACGAGGAAACGTGAGCAAAACAGAGCATTTGCAAGGTATTCGAAGCTATTGCAAGGTATACCGTGAATGGGGCGGTGGGCTGGTGGATGGCGGCGGCTGATGGGGGGGGGCAATTCCCTTTCCCGGTGAGATTTAAGGGGTCGTTAAATATTTTCGTTGCGGCTGCTGGGCTTCGGCTGCTGCTGTGTCGTTTCTGTGCAGTTTCTCTCCCGGTCGGGTCTATTCCGGTTACGGCTCCGGCTGGGAGGCTGATGCCATGAGACAGGGCCGGGGCTTCACCGGCTGGGGGGTCAGGGGGTCAGAGGTAGAGCCGGGATGGTAGGGGGTTATGGGGTAGCGGAAAAAGAGGGGGGGTGTCTCTTCCTCGTGGTATAGGGCGATATACACACATCCCCTCTCCCCTTTCCGAGAACCGGCGTGGCAGTGTCTGGGGCAGTGTTGGTGTGCCCTCTGGGGGGGGTGGCGGAAAAAGGGGGCGGGGGATTTTATGTAGAACATTACGAAAATAACTGAAACCTATTGTATTCGCTTGATGAAATATGCTTAAATGAAGTTGGCGGAAGAGGTTTCCACCTGCCTCCTATGTCAGACGCCAGTTTTCACTTTCCTTTCCTGTTGCCCGGTGGGTCCGACCAGCCCACCGGAGCATGGTTTCGTAGCTCAGTCGGAAGAGCAGCGGACTTCGTGAGCCGATATGTCGCAGGTTCGATTCCTGCCGAAACCACCAGAATTTTTTGTGAGAGGGGGCCGGGAGCATGGCCAAAACAGCATCGAACCACAGCAAGGCACACATGGACGATATGAACAAGAAGGCCGCCGCGGCCCACAAGAAGCAGACGATCGAGAGGATCAAGGCGTTCCTGAAGCAGTCCGAGGAATACTTTGACGTGCAGGACCGGCTGGAACAGGCATACAGCGAGGCGGGTCTTGCCAATGCGATGCGATGGACGGTTCAGCGGCTTCAGGGGTATTACGACTACAACGATGGCCGGGAGGCCGAGGTGGTGGAGGCGCAGGTGGAAGCCTTTGAAGCGGGTGATGAAGAAATCACCGACCCCCGCTGCGTGTTCAGCTACTACGTGCGGCTGGCCTATCAGCGCATTCAGGAGCAGATCGACACCAGCCCCATCTACCAGGAAAAGGGCATGGTGACGCGAGGCATTTTCCTGAACAAGCAGAAACGTCTGGGCGGCTACCAGGACAAGCAGGAGACCCGTCAAGACATCAGCGTGAACGTGACCTTCGGGGACGGCGTGGACGCAAGCGACTTCAAGTGAGGAGGCGGCAAGGTGAACGGCCTGATTTTGGTTTTATCCCTGATCTGCGGCGCGGCCAGTATAGGCGCTGCCGTATGCGCAGTGCTGATTTTGCGGCTGCTGCGGGAGATCAAAGCCCCCTCCCCCACCGAACCGGAGAAGCCGGAGACGGAAGAGCCTACGGACCGGCAGAAAAGCGTTGAACAGGGCATTGACAACCTGATGACCTACGACCTGAACACCATGAAAGCCAGCCTGAAGGGGCGGGAGGTGTGATATGGCGGTTACGGTACAGCAGATTTTTGACATCGCCATCCACCTGATGGATTCCCAGAACGAATCCACCGGTTCCACGGACACGGCGGACACCAAGGAGTACAAGCTGCGGACCGTTTCCCTGCTGAACAGCGTTTTAGACCGGGCATTTCCGTACAGCGACAACTACCGGGAAGCGCTGGAAGCAGCGGGCGGCAAGCGGCCTATCTGCCCCAAGGTGGCGGATATGGCGGACGAGGTGGCGTTAGATGAGCGGATCTGCACCGGGGCGCTGCCCTACGGTCTGGCAGGTCTGCTGCTGCTGGAGGAGGACCCCAGCAGAGCCAACTTTCTGTGGCAGACGTTTCTGGAACAGCTGGAGCTGTGCCGCCAGAGCCTGCCCAGCGTGATCGGTGACGTGGAAAACCTGTACGGCGGCATTGAACACGGGGAGTTTGGGGCATGGTGGTAGACGGGACGTGGGTCTACCGCTGCCCTATCTGCGGCAAGGCACTTCAGCACATCGAACCGGGCAGTGTGATCTACAACACGCCCATTTACTGCCGAAGATGCAAGGTGAGCCATTACCCCACCATTTTTGAGGGGCGGGAGCTGGATACAGACGTCCCCTTCCCCATCAAAACCGAATAACAGCGAGAGCCCAACGAGGCCATGAGAACGGCGAAAGCCGTTTCTTGTGGTCTCGTTTTTGTTTTATCAACAAAGCCAGACCAGGCTTTGGAAATACAAAGATCCGGCCAGACCAGGCCGGGGAAAGAGGCAAATATGTTAGAAAACACGAACCAGATCCCCGAACAGGAGCCCGAGACCACGGACGCCTTTTTGGACGATTGGGACGGCGGTGCGGAGATGACGGCAGACCAGCCGGAGGAAACCGCAGAGCCGATGGAGACTGGCGAGGAAACGCCTGTCGAGGACCCCAGCGAGAGCGCAGAGACGCCGGATGAGGACACCGAGCCCCCCGCGGATGCGGAACAGGCAGCCCAGACGCAGCAGACCGAGGCGGAGACCGTGGACGCACGGCCCCAGACATGGGAACTGCGGCACATGGGCGAGGTGCGGCAGGCAAACGAAGCGGAAATGGTGGCACTGGCCCAGAAGGGCATGGACTATGGCCGCATCCGCAGCCAGTATGACGAGTTTAAGCCTGTGATGGAGATGGTCAACCGCTTTGCAAACCAGCAGGGGCTGAACACCAAGGAATACATTTCCATGCTCCGGGCGCAGGCCAAGCAGGCCGAGGGCTTAAGTGAAGCGGACGCACGGCGCTCCGTGGAGCTTGAGGACCGGGAGGCCGTTGTGGCCGCCGCAGAAGCGGAGCGGCAGGCCCAGCAGGACGCCATGGCGCAGGCCCAGAGGGCCGAGGCCGAGGCGGCAAGCCGCCGACAGGCGGACATTCAGGAATTTCAACAGACATTCCCCGAGGCAGCAAAGGACCCCAACAGCATTCCGCCTCAAGTGTGGGCGGATGTGCGGAACGGTTCCTCTTTGGTGGCAGCTTATGCACGTTTCAACAATGGACGATTAGAGCAAGAAATAGCAGACGCCAAGCGGGAGACCGCCTCCGTACAGCAGAACCAGCGGAACGCGGAGCGCTCCACCGGCAGCATGAGAAGCGCCGGGGACAGCTCCAAGACGCGGGACGATTTCGGAGATGCCTTTGACAGCGCCATGTAACGGCACTTTGCCTATGGGGAAACCGGACGAAAGAGAGGTTTTTACCTATGGCTATCAACTATGCAATCAAGTACGCAACCAAAATCGCGGAGCGCTTCAAGAAAGCCTCCATCACCGCCGATGACTGCGGCAACAGCTATTCTTGGCTGAACCCCAACAGCCGCACCATTCGCATCGGCAGTGTGAACACCGTGCCTGAGACCCAGTACACCCGCAGCGGCTCCAACCGCTTCGGCGAGGTCCATGACGTGGGCGACACTCTTCAGGAGATGACCTGCGAGATGCAGCCCGCCTTCTCCTTCACCATCGACGCGCTGGACCAGACCGATCAGGCCATCCAGAAGTCCGCTGGCAGCGCCCTGCGCCGCCAGCTGGACGAGGTGACCATCCCCGGCATGGACAAGCACCGCATCAAGAAGTGGGTCATGGGCGCCAACATCGCCACCAAGGAGACCACCGCCCCCACCAAGGCCACCATCGGCGGTCTCATCATCGACCTGAACGCGAAGATGACCGACGCGCTAGTGCCTCTGGAGGGCCGCACCCTCTACATCGCCACCGAGTATTACAAGCTGCTCAAGCAGATGCCTGATTACATCGGCGTGGACGCTCTGGGCAAGGAGGTTCTGGCAAAGGGCGTTGTGGGCGAGTTCGACGGCTGCCGCGTGAAGCCCATCCCCACCAGCTACATGCCCGCCGGTGTGTACTTCTTCATCAAGCACAAGGGCTGCACCGTGGACCCTGTGAAGCTCCAGAAGTACAACATTCTGACCGAGGTGCAGGGCTATTCCGGCCCCGTGGTGCAGGGCGTGACCTACTATGACAGCTTCGTACTGGGCGCTAAGGGCGACGGTATTGCCGTTTGCGGCAACGCTGCGGTTCTGGCGGCACCCGCGATGTCTATTACCGGCCATGCCGTCAGCATCACCGCCGTGTCCGGCGTGGTGTTCAAGTACACCACCGACGGCACCAACCCCCGGTATTCCTCCACCGCCGAGGTCTACACCGCCGCTGTGACCCTGACCGCCGGTCAGACCATGCGGGCTGTGGCCACCAAGGACGGCTGCGTGGGCATCGAGGGCACCAAGGATTACGAGTGATCTCATGGGAGGGGGCTGCGGCCCCTTCCCACCTATATGGACGGAGCGGGTGCATGAACCCGGCCCGTCCACCAGATATAAGGAGCGATTATGCCTCGATATAAACAGACAGCAGGCGGAACGGTACAAGTGGATTTGGGGACGCTGAACCCCAAACAGAAGCAGTTCTGCCAGTCCCGGAGCCGGTACACGGCTTACGGCGGTGCCAGAGGCGGCGGCAAGACACACGTTCTGCTGCGGAAGGCGGCAGGCGGCGCGCTCACCTACCCCGGCATCAAGATCCTGATCGTGCGCCAGGAGTACCCGGAATTGGAGCAGAACATCATTCTGCCTATGCAGAAGCTGATCCCGCCGGAGGTGGGCAGCTACAACGGCAGTATGCGCATGATGTTCTTCTGCAACGGCAGCATCATCAAATTCGGGCACTATGGAGCCGGAGACGATCAGGAATATCAGGGACTTGAATTTGACTGGATCTTCATGGAGGAGGCCACCCAGTTTACAGAGGGACAGTTTCGGACGCTGGGCGCGTGTCTGCGCGGCTCCACGAAGGTTCCCCGGCGGATGTACCTGACCTGCAACCCCGGCGGCATCGGCCATCTGTGGGTAAAGCGGCTGTTCGTGGACCGAGAGTATCGGGAGGGGGAAAAGGCCAAGGATTACACCTTCATCCCCGCCACGGTGGACGATAACCCCCAGCTTTTGGAGGCATCCCCGGAGTACAAGCAAATGCTGGACCTACTGCCGGAGGATGTGCGGCGGGCGTGGCGCTACGGCGATTGGAACGCCATGGCAGGCACGTTCTTCCCGGAGTTCCGGCGGGAGACCCATGTGATCTCGCCTTTTGTGCGGGTGCCCCGGGAGTGGAAGAAATACCGGGCGTTCGACTACGGCCTTGATATGTTCGCCTGCCTTTGGGTGGCGGTGGACTTTGAGGGGCGGGCCTATGTGTACCGTGAGGTACAGCAAAGCGGCTTGATCGTATCCGAGGCGGCAAAGCTGGCAAATGCCCTGACCCCGCCGGAGGAGCACATTGAGTTCACCATTGCCCCGCCGGATATGTGGAACCGGCAGAAGGACAGCGGCCGGAGCATGGCGGAGATCTTCGCGCAGAACGGGCTGGGGCTGCTGAAGGCCAGTAACAACCGCGTTCAGGGCTGGATGGCCGTTAAGGAGCTGCTGAAGCCTATGAAGAGCGACACGGACCGGCCCGGACTGCTGGTAACGGAAAACTGCGTGGGCCTGATCCGCAACCTGCCCTCCATCCAGCATGACGAGAAAAACCCATCGGACTGCGCCACGGAGCCCCACGAGATCACCCATATCTGCGACGCTGCCCGGTATTTCTGCGTGACCCGCGTTCTGGGCGCACAGAAAACCGTGGAAAAGATCGTGGACGATTTCGACGAGGGCGAGGATTACAATGACGTGATGACGGGCGGGGAAATGACCGCCGATTATCTATCCTACGGATAAAGGGGGCCCGGACGATGGCTCAAATCACATCCAGCAACGACATTCAGGTGTTGAAGATCCGCCAGTTTCTGGGCCTGAACGAGAACCCGGACGGGGATACCAAAATCAAGAACGGCGAAATGAGCAAGATGCGGAATTTCCGGGTGACGCGGGAGAAGCACTTACAGCTCCGCCCCGGCACCAAGACGGTCCTGAACCTGAAAACGGCATGGGACGCATGGTGTGCGGAGAGCGGCCACACAGCCCCCACAGAGAGCCCTGTTTTCTCCGGGGCGTGGGAGGGCGTGGTAGACAGCAAGCAGCGGACCCTTGCCGCCTTCGGCGGGCTGATCTTCTCTCTGGACCCGGCGGCGCTTACCGTCAAAGTGGTAGGCCAGTGCACACAGGACCAGACCTCGTTCTTCGGCTTTTCCAACAAGGTCTATCTGCTGAACGGCCATGAGTACATGAGCTGGGACGGCAAGGAGGACAGCAGCTTTTCGGCGGTGGAGGGCTACATCCCCACGGTGATGAACGCCACCACGCCTGCGGGCGGTGGGTTTCTGCTGGAAAACGTGAACCGGCTGACGGGCAAGCGGAAGGTGCTGTATTCGCCGGACGGCAAGGAGACGGTTTTCCATATCCCGGAAAAGACGGTGGATGAGATCATCTCCGTGAAGATTGGAGACACGGCACAAACTTACACCTCTGACCTGAAGGCACGGACCTTCACCATTACCCCCGCCCCAGCCGCCGGGACCAACACACTGGAGCTGGTCTACCGCAGCGGCAACGGAGAACGGGCGCAGGTGACTGGGATGCGCTTCTCCGAGCTTTACAACGGCCAGACAGACAGCCGCGTGTTCCTCTACGGAGACGGCACCAACAAGACCATTTACTCCGGCATTGACTCCGCCACCGGGAAGCCTTCGGCGGAATACTTCCCGGATCTGTACGAGGCAGAGGTGGGCGAGGCCAACACGCCCATCACCGGCATGGTGCGTCATTACGCACGGCTGGTGGTATTCAAACAGGACGCCACCTACTCCATGAGCTATTCCACGCTGGTAACGGCTACGGACGTCACCACGGCGGCGTTTTACGTGACCCCTGTCAACCGGCAGTTCGGCAACAAGGCTCCGGGGCAGGTGGACATTCTGGAGAACAACCCACTGACGCTGGACGATCAGGCGGTGTACCGGTGGCGGAGCGTATCTACCGGCGGCAATATCACCTTTGACGAGCGGAACGCGGAACGGATCAGCAACCGGGTAGAGGTGACGCTGCAAGGCTTTGACATGGCAGAGACCCGGACCTTCAACCGAAAATCGGCGCAGGAATACTGGTGGATGTACGGAGACAAGGCGCTGATCCTGAACTACGGCGCGGACGCATGGTATCTCTATACCGGACTGAGCTTCCGGGCCATGGTGGAGGTAGGGCTGGAAACTTACGGCTTCCGGCCCGACGGCGGCGTTGTGCATCTTTCCCGGCAGTACCGGAACGACGACGGCAAGGACATTGACGCCTACGCAGCTACCGGCTCCATGGATTTTGACCGGGACTGGGTTCTGAAATACAGCCCGCTTATTTTCGTGGCGATCCAGCCGGAGAGCAACGCCCGTGTGCACGTGACGGTGGAGACCAACCGCCGCAGCGACTACCCGGAGAAAACCGTATCCTCCGGACTGACCACCTTTGCCCATGCGGATTTCGCCCACTGGTCTTTCGGCACCAACCGAAAGCCGCAGGTACGGCGGGTGAAGATGAAGGTGAAGAAGGCCACCTTCTACAAGCTGGTATTCAAGAGCAAATCGGCATCGTCTACCGCAACGGTTCTGGAGACGGATGTGCAGCTCCGCTATACCGGGAATGTGAAATAAAGGGGTGAACCCATGAGCAAACAGACGATGACCCCTGAGCGGGTCGGCAAGGAATACAGCGCGGGGATCAGCTTCAACAGCGGCATTGATCTCTATGACTGCGTGGAGACCAACGAAAATTTCTTCATCGGGAAGCAGTGGGAGGGTGTGCAGAGCAACGGACTCCCAACCCCCGTATTTAACTTCTTGAAGCGGGTGGTACTGTTCTCCGTGGCGAATATCTCCACGGATAATCTGAAACTGTGGGCGCGGGCCATGTCCTCCAGCGGGGAGCGGAACACGCAGACCTTGGAGCTGGTGGCTGACATTCTCAACGATCAGTTCGCGTCCATTTTTGAGCATAACAGCATCGGCGGGCGCATCCGGGAGTTTACCAGAAACGCCGCCGTGGACGGTGACGGCTGTATGTATACCTATTGGGACGATACGGCGGAGACCGGACAGGCCAGCAAGGGGGCCATCCGCACGGAGGTCCTGATGAATACGCAGGTTTTGTTCGGCAATCCCAACAACCGGGACGTGCAGAGCCAGCCCTACATCCTTCTGGAACGGCGGATGCTGCTGAGCGAGGCCCGGAAGCGGGCCAAGCGGTACGGCAAGGACCCGGACGAGATCCAGCCGGACAACAAGGACTGCGGAAACAACTACATGGATTCCATGAGCGGCAGCGGGAACAAAGTGACGGTGCTGCTCCGGCTATGGAAGGATGACGAGACCGGCACCGTCCATGCCTACGAGTGCACCCGGCAGGCGGAGATCCGGGGCGATCTGGACCTTGGCATCAAGCTCTATCCTCTGACGTGGATGAACTGGGACTATGTGCAGGACTGCTATCACGGACAGGCCATGATCACCGGCCTCCTGCCAAACCAGATCTTTGTAAACAAGCTGTTCGCCATGTCCATGATCTCCCTCATGACACTGGCCTATCCGAAGGTGGTATATGATTCCACCAAGGTAGCCAAGTGGACAAACAAGATCGGCGGGGCTATCCCGGTGAACGGCAGTGTGGAGGGCGTGGCGAAGATCATTGACCCCGCCAGCATCTCCCCACAGATCAGCCAGTTTATTGACATTGCTATCAGCTACACCCAGAAGTTCCTCGGCGCATCGGACGTGGCTCTGGGCGATACACGCCCGGACAACACCTCCGCCATCATCGCCTTGCAGCGGGCGGCGGCAACGCCTATGGAGCTGACGAAGCAGAACCTCTTGCAGAGCATTGAGGATATGGGCCGCATCTACATGGAGTTCATGGGCGAATACTACGGAGAACGGTATGTGGAGATCTCCAACCCCTATGACAACAGCAAATTGGTGGTTCCCTTTGACTTCTCCATCCTGAAAGAGATCCCATTCACCATCGGACTAGATGCGGGCGCGGCTTCCTATTGGAGTGAGATCGCAGCTATGCAGACTCTTGATAACCTGCTGATGCAGGGCAAGATCTCCACGGTGGAGTATCTGAAACGGCTGCCCGCCGGACAGATCACCGACAAGGAGGCGCTGATCCAAGCCCTCCAGCAGCAGGAGATTGCCATGATGGGTGGTCAGCCGGGAGCAGAGGGCGAACAGCCGATCACGCAGGAAGAAGCCGCCCCCATTCGGGGCGGGGCCGGATACGGCCAGTTGCAGCGGAAGATCAACGAGACCGGCGAAGTGCCGAAAACGGAGGTGTAACCTGTGGCGATTGAGAAATTCAACAAAAACATGGCGATCATTGCGGCATTGGACGATGAACCCAATGACGTTGGCGGGATGACCTCCGTCGAGCTGAAAAACAAGTTCGACGAGGGCGGCAAGGCCCTCCAGACCTACATGAACGAGACCCTGATCCCGACACTGGAAAATCTGGGTGTGGAAACAGCGGTGCTGCTGCCGCAGAACGAGGCCGGATTCAAGTATATCCGGCTGAACGCGGACAAGGTGCTGGAGGTCAGCACGGACGGCAAGGTCTGGCAGGCAACCGGTTCTTCCGGCCACCTAATTATCGGCCCGGACGGACAGGCTCTCCCCCAGCGGAGCCGGATGCAGTTCACCAATGGCACGGTAACGGACCAGAACGGCGTGACCGTGGTCACCGGCGTAAAGGGTGACAAGGGTGAAAAAGGCGACAAGGGCGATACCGGCGATACCGGAGCCACCGGCGCACAGGGGCCGGTGGGACCCGCCATCGTCCCCAGTGTGGACATTAACGGCGTTATGTCCTTTTCCCTGCAAAATGTAACGTCCCCGCCCCAGAGCGTAAACGTGCGCGGCCCCCAAGGCCCGCAGGGCGTACAGGGCGAGCAGGGCGCACAGGGCGCAAGAGGCCCGCAGGGTATCCAGGGCGTGGCCGGTGCGCAGGGTCCCAAGGGCGATCAGGGCGAGACCGGCCCGGATGGTCCTACCGGCCCGCAAGGTCCCCGTGGCTTACAGGGTATTCAGGGGCCGCAGGGTGAGATCGGACCCAAGGGCGCGGATGGCGCACAGGGCGCAATCGGACCCGCAGGACCCCAAGGCCCTACCGGCGCTACCGGCGCAACAGGCGCTCCCGGCAAAGACGGCAAGAGCCTTTATATCGAGGACATTTACCCCACTTTGGCGGCGCTGCGGAAGGCCATCCCCACCGGCAATGAAAAAATGTACATGGTGGAGGCGGACAAGGAGTGCTACATCTGGTCTGAGAATGAAAGCGACTGGGTAAGCGTCGGCAAGCTGCAAGGCCCGGAAGGTCCGCAGGGACCCGCAGGCGCACAGGGCATCCAAGGCCCCAAAGGCGATAAAGGCGATACCGGAGCTACCGGCCCGCAGGGCGAGCAGGGCATCCAAGGCCCCACCGGTCCGCAGGGTGAGCCCGGTGCCAAGGGCGCTACCGGCCCACAAGGGCCGCAGGGTATTCAGGGCGTACAGGGTCCCCAGGGTGACGTTGGCCCGGAAGGCCCGCAAGGTCCCGCCGGTGTAAAGGGCACGGACGGCAAGAGCGCATATCAGACCGCCGTGGAAGCCGGGTATTCCGGAACGGAGACGGCGTTCAACACGGCGCTGAAAGACGTGCCGGGGCACATTGGCAACAGCGGCATCCACGTGACCGCCGAACAGAAAACCACGTGGAACGGCAAGGCGGCGGGGAAACACGCCAGCCAGCACGGGAAGGATGGGGAGGACCCCATTACCCCTGCGGCCATTGGCGCGGCGTCTCTGGGAGCGGACGGCAAGGTGCCCGCAAGCCAGCTGCCGGAAATTTCCTCCGTCAAGACCTACACCGCCACTATCGGGACTACGTGGGCGGAGGATGAAAACACCGGCGTTAAGACGCAGAGCGTTGCCATCGCCGGGGTGACGGCCCAGAACACGGCACTGGTGGACCACGCTTATACGGGGGCGGGGACTTCTGACGATTACGCGGCCTTTGTGGAGGCGGAGAACCAGTACCTCAACTGCATCACCAACGGCTACGCCGAGACGGTAGCGGGTGGCATCAAGTTCACCATCTTCGGTGAGGCGAATACGGTGGACATTCCCATTGTCGTGGAGGTGAGCTGATGGGACGTGTGATTTTAAGCGGCGCGAGCAAGGGTATGACGGTGCCGGTTTCGTACAAAGCGAATTTTTCGGATAATACGTGGGCGCAGATCATTGATGCCTGCCATAAAAACCAAGTGCCGGATACTTGGGCGGTTGAAAACCAGAAAACCATGACCATCAATGGTGTGGATTATGCTATCGACATTATCGGCAAAAACCATGACGATTATGCGGACGGTTCCGGTAAGGCTCCGCTGACCTTCCAGCTGCATGACTGCTACGGCGAGACCAAGAACATGAACAGCACCAACACCAATGTCGGCGGCTGGACGAACTGCGCCATGCGAACGACGCACCTGCCTGCCATTCTCGCCAAGATGCCGACGGAGGTGCAGAGCGGCATCCGGGAGGTGAACAAGCTGACCTCGGCGGGCAACTATAGCGCCACCATCAACACCACGGCGGACAAGCTGTTTCTGCTGAGCGAGATCGAGATTTTCGGCAGCGTCAGCTATTCCAAGAGCGGCGAGGGTACGCAGTACGACTACTACAAGGCGGGCAACAGCAAGGTGAAGAAGCTCAACGGCAGCGCGTACTACTGGTGGGGGCGCTCTCCGAAGGGCAGCGACTCCGCGTATTTCTGCATTGTCGGCAGCGGCGGCAGCGCCGACTACTACGTCGCGAGCATTGCGGATGGCGTGGCCTTCGGCTTCTGCTTCTAAGGGGGTGGCCTTATGGGACACTGTTTATTTTTGCGGAAGGGCGAAGTGCATACGGCACCGGTGACGGGGGTGTTGGCTTCCAGCCTTGCGGTTGGTTCAACCGTGAAGTTGATGGAGGGCGGCACGGCGGTTGAATATCTGGTAGTCAATCAGGGCATCCCTGAAAACAGCAGCTTGTATGATGCAAGCTGTGACGGCACGTGGCTGCTGAGGAAGGATTGTCATAGCAGAAGACAGTGGAATACAACCACCGTGAACACGTATGCCAATAGCGCTATCAATACATGGTTGAACGGCGATTTCTTCAATAGTCTTGGCAGCGTGGAACAATCTGCGATTAAGCAGGTCAAAGTTCCATATTGCCCCGGGAATAAAAGCACCTCTGCCAAAACTGGCGCAAATGGTTTGAACACTAAGGCATTTTTATTGTCATTGCGCGAAATTGGTTCTGCTTCCGGTTACAGTCCAGATGAAGGAGCGACTATTGAAATCTTTAGCGGTTCATCGGGAGATTCTTATAAATACCCATACTTGGATGGGTCTAAGGTTGCATGGTTTACCCGCACCCCTTATACATCGTCCAACGGGGCGGATGCGGTGTTTACTATACCGGTCAATGGAGTTTTTAGCACAACAAGTGTTATGTCCACGTCGGGGATTAGACCGGCTTTGATTGTACCCAGCAATGCACTATTTGACGAAACTACTATGCTTTTAAAGGGCGTAAAGTAACGGAAAAAGCCGGAGGGTCAATCCTCCGGCAGGTCCCACAGATACAAATGAAACCGGTTGAAAGCAGTTGAATAATCAACCGAACAGTTGAAACCGGCTGAGTAAGCCGTAAAAATTGAAAGGAGAAACACTATGGAGAAGAAGTTTGCCGAGATCATCAACGAGGGCAAGAAGAACGGCGAGAGCATCGAGGTTATCAACACCAAGCTGAAGGAGGCCGGTGCCAACTTCCATTTAAACCCCAACGGTGGTATCGCCGGTTGGTCTGAGAAAGAAATGGCTGAGGGCTTCATCCCCGCAGAGACCGAGCCGGAGGACGTGAAGCATCTCCGTGACATCATGCGGTACAAGCCGGAGCTGGCGGGCCAGACCATGACCGTGACCGTTGCCGAGGGTCGCTATGAGGTGACCTACAACGCCAACGGAAACCCGGTAAAGGCCGTGCGGGTGAACCACTGAAGCACTGTGCAGGGAGGGCAAAAGCTATGAACGCAGTACATATTAAAAATCTGATTCTGGCGGCGCTGGCAACAACCGGCTCCGTCATCGCGCAGGCTTTGGGCGGCTTGGATATGGCGCTGAAAGTGCTGATCTGCTTTATGGTGCTGGATTACGCCACGGGCTGGCTGGTGGCGGCGATCTGGCACAAGTCCGGGAAGAGCAGCACCGGGGCGCTGAGTTCCGATGCAGGCTTCAAGGGTCTCGCGAAGAAGTGCGTAGAACTGGCGCTTGTCTGGATGGGGGCGCTGTTAGACCAAGCTACATCCAGCGACTTTGTGAGAGACGCGGTTTGTATGTTCTTCATCGCCAATGAGGGATTGAGTATTTTAGAAAACACGGCCATTATGGGCGTTCCCTACCCGGCCTTTGTAAAGAATATGCTGGACGCCATCCGGCAGGCCAGCGACGAGGGCAAGCAGGAGGCCGGGACATGACGACGAGAGCGGGCACAGTCCCGCTCTCCGACCTCCAATTTTTGAAAATCTATTTCAATCGGCGGCGTCTCCGCTCCACCACGGCCAACCTGAAGAAGATGCTGGCGGAGGCGGGCGGGGACGCTATCTGCAATGGCTCCATCTTCCTGCGGAACCAGCAACCCGCCTGTCATTTAAAGGCAGACGGTAAGGTTTACAAGGCCCCCAATTACCGGGCATGGGCCATCAGCTGGGACACCCCGGCAGACTTCGGCGTGAAAACCGTGCCCAACAAGGACCGGAATTACATGGAGTGCGTTCACCTTATTATCGATGGGAAGAAAATATACCCCGTCACCTGCGGAGCGGATATGAAGTACCGCGCACCCCGGACGGCCATCGGCACCAAGAATGGCCGGTTCGCCTACTACGTGAGCCGTGACCGGCGGACACCGGAACAGCTCCGTGACCTGCTGGCAGCGTCCGGCTGGGACAATGCCATTATGATGGACGGCGGCGGGAGCACCTGCTTTATGGACAGCGAGGGCAAGGGCTTTACCGGGGATGGACGGGTGATCCCGTTCTTTCTTGTATGGAAAAAGAAAAGCGGGGATGCGTGTGAGCCGGAAGGAGAGAAACCTATGGTAGAGATCAACGCCTATTCCAAGGCGAAGGACGGCAGCAAAAAGCTGTCCACCCATTTTAAAGTGAAAGAATTTGCCTGCGGGGACGGCAGCGACGCTGTGCTGGTGGCCCCCCGGCTGGTGATGGTTTTGCAAAGCATCCGCAGTCACTTCGGCGCGGCTGTGACCATCAACAGTGGGTATCGGACGCCACAGTACAACACCAAGGTCGGCGGCGTGGCCCACAGCCAGCACTGCTACGGCACGGCGGCGGATATCACCGTGAAGGGCCAGACGCCGGAGACGGTGGCGGCCTACGCAAGAGAGCTGATGCCGGACTGGGGCGGCGTGGGCGTATACAGTCAGAAGGGCTTCACACACATTGATACAAGGGAAGCCCGGGCAGACTGGAACGGATAAGGAGGGCCATGTATGGCAGGGTACTACGATAAAAACAAGGACTACTCCAAGGAACTTCAGCGGACGGACCTGTCGGCCTCCGAGCGGGACCGGCTGACTCAGGAGCGGCAGAACAAGATCGACGATAAGTACGGCGGCAGAGAGCCGAACATGATCGGCTCCGACAAGACGTATTCTCAGACCTACGGCGGGTCCAGCAACCGGGGGAACAGCGGAAGTTCCGGCGGCAGCTCTCAGGGGACCTTTGGAGGGTATACCTACGACCGCAAGGACAATGGCGGCGGCATCTACGGGACGCCCACCAGCAATTCCGAGGTAAAGAACTACAAGCAAAACGGCGTATCGTACCGGGTCGGCGCGGACATGAGCCGCCGCGAAGATCTGGCGAACCGGTATCAGGTGTCCAACGGCTATACCGTGTTCTATGACGATAACGGCTATGCCTACAAGGCGGTGAAGGGCGCGGCGGACTACACCCCCCATCAGGACATCAACGCCGGGAACGGCAGCTATGGAAAGAGCGGTGCGTGGACGGACAACGAAATGATGTCCGCACTGGACCGCTCCAAGATCCAGGACATCCGCAACCGGCTACAGCGGGGCGAGATCACCGGCGATCAGGCGAACCAGGCGGCAAACGCCATCCGTGCCGGATATGGCTACACCATCGACAAGAACGGCTATGTGACAGACAGCGGCGCGCTGTCTGCCGCGAACGATCTGCGGCGGCGGCTGGGGCTTGACAACAGCCCGGAAAGCGCGGAGCTGGCCTATTACCGCTATCTCATGGGAACGGACACCTCCCCCTCCGCACAGGCCAACGGCAAAGTGCAGTCCTTCGGCGATTTCATGGCGGCGAATGGCGGCGCACAGGCCGGTACACCCGGCTACGGGACCCCGGCATACAGCCAGCAGCAGCGGGTCACGGACATCAACGCGGGCGGCACGCCGTCCGGTAATCTCTCCACATCGCAGACCGGCATGAGCTTTGACATTGGGGACGGCGGCGACTACTTGAAGGAGCTGTACGCCAAAAAGGTGGCGGCAGAGCTGGCGGCGCTGAAATCCGCCTACGAGCAGAACACCGCCACACTGGACGCCAGCCGTGCGCAGATCGCGCCGGTGTACGATATTGCCCGGAACAGTGCGGCCAACCAGAACGCCCTGAGCCGGGGCAGATTTCAGGAGATGGCGGTGGCCAACGGCCTGAATACCGGCACCACCGGACAGGCGGCGCTGGCGCAGGATGTTGTGCTTCAGCAGAACCTCTCCCAGATCGACCGGGAGCAGGCGGAAAAGACGGCGGCCATCGACCTCCAGCGGAGCCAGCTTGACACGGAGTACCGAAACGCCATTGCCAAGGCAGAGGCCACGGGAGACGCGGAGCTGGCAAACGCCCTGTACGAGGAATACGTCCGCCAGCAGAATCTCTATGCCAAGTACGGCGCACAGACGGGCGGCTCCGGCTCCGGCAGCTCCGGCGCAGCGGCCGTGGTAAAGCCCAATCTGACGGCCAGTCAGGTACAGTCCGCGCTGAAAAACGGCATCGTGACGGATGACGTGATCTCCGCCTTCGATTACTATTACGGGCAGGGGGCCTACGATTCTCTGTACGGCACCGGCAAGCTGACCTCCGGCGGGTCCTCCAGCGGCGGCAGCACGGGCAAAAAGAAGGGAAGCTACTCCAACGGCTCCCTGACCAATCAGCAGGTGAAGCAGCTCCAGAAATACTACGGCGTGTCTCAGGACGGCAAGTGGGGCAAGAACTCCAAGAAGGCCGCAGGCGGCCTGACGGCTGATCAAGCGTGGGCGAAGTATCAGGGGAGCAGCGGAAGCAGCACCGGCAGCATGACGCAGGGCGCTTTCATAGCGTCGGCCACCAGCCTGAACACGGATCTGAGTAACGGCAATGTGGACCGGGCATACAACTGGCTTACCAAGAACTATGGAAAGCTCTCCGCCAGCCAGAAGCAGGAGGTCCAGAACCTGCTGGCACAGTACGGGATTTCTTACTGAGAGGTGCACCAGTATGGCAAAAACACTAAGCGGATTTAAGGTAATTGGCGATACCTCCAAAATCGGAGCAGGCAGCAAAAAAGGAAGCGCGGTGCAGACAAGCACCACGCCTTCTTCCAATGGGAGCAGCCGGACGCTTGGAGGCTTCAAGGTCATTGGCGACACTTCGAAAATCGGGGCAAAGGCCGCCGCAAAGACCACACAGCAGACCGGCGCACAGAGCGCCACCCTTACCCAAAGCACTACCCGCTACCCGCAGCCCATGGACAATGTAGGGAGGCAAACAGGGACCAACAGCCGCTTGCTTGCGGACACGAAGCAAAGCGGGACACTCATCCCATCCCTTGATAACGGGCGTGTGGGGAAGGTTCTCTCCGGCGCAGCGAAGTCCGTCGGCTCCGCCTATACAAATCTGGGCGGTGTGCTGGCAGAGGGGGCCGGGAAGCTGAATACCCGGATCGCCAACCAGAACGCCGGGGATTCCCTGCAAAGCGACCATGACGCGGTGAAGCGGTATGAAAAGATGCTCCGGGATGTGAAGTGGGCCAACGGACGGGCCATGAGCGCGAAGGACGTAAAGCAGGTGCAGGGCTACCTTGCCAGCGCCAAGCGGCGGATCGCGGCCCATGAGGGCTACACCAAGGCGGTGGAGCAGTCCGACAAGGCAGTGGCGGACAAGGCGTATCAGAAGGCCGACCGTCTGTCCCAAAGCTCCGCTGAGGACGTGGCGCAGGCCAAGGAAGGGCTGGGGCCGGTGGGGCGGTTCGCCGTGGATCTGGGCGTTCAGGGTGTACAGATGGCGGGGGACGTGGCAGCCAGCGCCGTGATCCCCGGTGCCGGTCTCGCTCTGATGACGGCCCGGTCTGCCGGAAGCAGCGCCCAACAGTCCAGACAGGCCGGGGCCAGCTATGACCAGCAGCTTGCTTACGGACTGGGCAGCGGTGCTCTGAGCCTTGCCACGGAGAAGATCGCCAACGTGGCAGGCCCCTTCAAGAAGGCGTTCGGCGCGGGTCTTGCCGATAAGGCGGCTGGCAAATTGATCGCAAAATTTGGAGAGAGTACAGCCGCTCAGGTCATGAGCGACCTTGCCAAGCGTCCCGCCGGGAGGCTGGCCCTCTCCATGATCTCCGAGGGCGGCGAGGAATTTATCGAGGACGTTTTCCAGCCCATCTTGCAGCGGGCCACCTATGACCCCTCTGCCCGGTTTGATCTGAGCGAGGCGCTGTATGACGCGGCGGTGGGCGCGGCCATGGGCGGCATCGGCGCGGGCGCTGACGTCATCCGACAGCGTGGAAGCAGTCAGGCGGACGCACAGCCCACGCAGGAGGTACGCCCGGAGGTGCGGGAGGGTATTGATACCCCCACCCCCGCAAACGCCGCAGGAGCGCAAGCAGACGTTCGGGAGGGTAGTTATGCCCCCGTGGAGCAGGTGAGCGCAGAGGGCACGCAAAACGCCGTCCCCGGTGTGGAGACGGCGGAGAATATTCGGGTGGGTCAGGCGACTACCATCAAGAAGCCTTACAAGGGCGAAGTGCCTACACAGACCCAGCGGCAAAACACAGCACCGGTGCAGGTGAGCAGCGAAGCCTTGACCCGAGCGCAGAACAGTATTGCCGGGGCGCGGGGGCTGGAATTTTCCCTTCCGGGACAGAGCTTTAAGAGTACGCTGAAGAACGTCTACAAGAGCATCTTCAAGCCCGCAAAGGGCGTTGTTGTAGAGGGAACCTCTTTCGGCGGACAGCCCTACGCGGTAGACATCAATAACAACGTGCCCGGAAAGGTTATCAGTGACCCAAATTTGACAGCCGAAAAGCTGTCCGTATTGGGAAACTTGACGGAAATCGTGCAAAATGGGGAGTATGTTGGCAGCGGTGAATATGTTCCCCACGGGGCAAAGACCAAGAAGACTGTTCGTTACGATTATTTTGAAACCCCCGTTGAAATCAATGGCAAACAATATATTGCCTCGTTTGATGTGGAAGTTGAACCAAATGTCAACAACTATCGGACGCATAAGCTAATAAAAATGGACTTGAATGAAGTTTCCGGCCCTGACGTAGGTCCAGCACCTACCGCGACGGGAACTCATTCAAGCCCTG